TATTGAACTTATTGAACTTATATTATATTATCATTTGAAAAAATAAAAAAAGTATGTTTTTAATTTTTGTAATATTTAAGTTTTAATCTATCATGATTATAACATATAACATAGTATACCTAATAACCGAATCTATGGAAACGCCGGAACCAAAAACAAAAAGAAATAAAACGCGTAAACACAATAGAACGTTTAAAAAACGCGACTATGAAAGTAATGACGGCATGTTAACGACGGTTTGGGGGCCGGGCATGTGGCACTTTTTACACACAATGAGCTTCAACTATCCGACGCATCCTACCCACGACCAAAAGGTGCAGTACAGGAACTTCATTATCAGCTTGCAACACGTGCTGCCCTGCAAGTACTGCCGCCAAAACTTGCACAAGAACTTTAAAACATTCCCGTTGCGCATGTGCCACATGGCGAGCCGCGACACGTTTTCAAGATACGTGTATCGACTCCATGAAATCGTGAACAAGCTTCTGGGCAAGTCGAGCAAATTGTCGTACTGCGACGTGCGCGAACGCTACGAGCACTTTCGCTCGCGCTGTACCGTGAACGACGACACCAATAAGATTTTTAACTTCAACGTATTTAAAACCAAGACGAAGTCGAGGTCCAAGAAGTCGAAAGAGCTCGGGTGTACCGAACCGCTATACGGCGAGAAATCCAAATGCGTTATGAAAATAATTCCTCAGAAACAGAACGAACCCACATTCACTATCGATACCCAGTGTGTTAAAAAACGACTGGACGTAGTGTAGTGTAGTGTAGTGTAGTGTAGTGTAGTGTAGTGTAGTGTAGTGTATTCTACCTATGACAGAACCTGGATGTCGTCCAGAATGCTGACACTGTCCTCTCCATCCACCGGCTCCGCGCCGATGTCCAAATTTACACTATCCCCAATTCTCAGCGTGTTGCTGTCATAATCGTCGTCTCCGTCTCCATCCCCATCGTCGCCATACCCGCGCCGGCTCTCCCGGTCCGCTTCCGCGTCCGCCGAATCAATCGACTTAATCATGACGTCATCATTGAATTTCACTTCGGCTCCGGCTCCGGCTCCTGCGTCTGAGGACGAATATGAATAATTGTTTGTTGTATCAACGTCGGCAAGGATTTCGCGCATGGCTTCCAGCTCCCTCGCTTCCGCGGTCTTGAGTCGCTCCGTTTCCAGGCGCTCCAGTACGGACGCCTGTTCTGTGTCATCCGACGCCGCCGAAGCCGCTGCCGCTGATGCCGCCGCCGTTGTGGTTGCCAGTTTAGACTTTGACGGCGCCAGACCCGGCATCGCCTCTCCGCCGCTGCCCAAGTCGACATCCACCCCCGAGGCTCCGGAACCCGGTTCAATTACGGATTCCTCTTTCAGGATGCTGGTCACTTCGCTCACTTCGACGTCCTCCTCAATGGTGGGGTCCATGTAGCTGCGGATGAGCTTCTCGATGGGAATGGAGTCGCGCATGGCATTTAAAATGCACTCCTTTACGATGAGCTCGATTTCGCGCCGGTTGCGCTGGGTCGCCAGCGTGTTGGCGGTTTTTTCGTACAGGTACATGTTGGCGTACAGCTTTCGCGCGGCATGGATGTACGCGTTGTGAATAAACTCGGTGGCTTTCGGCACGTCCACGTTTATTTTTTTGTTCTTCATGCCCACGCGCATGCACGTCAAGCTCTTCAGTTGCACCACGTGCACGCACGCGATGAGCTCTTCCAGATAGTTGCACGAGCTGGCTTCCTTGATGCGGGCGCACTCGGTGTTGATAATGGTGGAGTTCCACTTGGGAACGCGCGACAGGAAATTTTGAAATGTCATCAAGTACTTGTCGGCCTCGTCGTTTTCGGAACACAGCTTCCACGCTTCGTTGAACATGGTCTGGAACCCGTGAATCATGTGCGGAGCAAGGAGGTTTACGAGCCGAGCCGTAAACTCGTTTCTTGACTCGTACAGGTTGGTTAGTGAATAGTCGTCCATGGGTTTGGTTTTTTAAATGAATGTGATATTTTTTAAATCAATTTCTGAACGAAACACTATAAAGTAAAGGATGAACAGAATCAGCAACTTTTCGTTTCTAAACTCTCGCTTCACGCCGTTGAAGGCCATGAGGAGTTCGTAGTTTGTAAACCGCGCGTCCTCGTCCTCGCACGCGTTGGTGTCTTCTTCCAGTATATGAATCAAATCCAGCGCGCTGTAACCGCGTTCCGCGATGGCTTCGGACAACTGCATCAGCTCGATGCACGACGGCACGACGTCGTCGCTGGTACCGTACAGCGCGGCATCTGTTGTTTTTTTAATGGGGAATATGCCGTGCTTGGTCAACAGCCGTTTTAGCGCGACAATGCGCGCGTCGTGGTGTTTTTTAAACCCCAGCAGCCGCTCAATCGCGACCTTGTGGAGGTTTACGTGCACCGCCGGCCCGCGCTTGCCCTGCGTTGAGACGTGGTCCGGCACGTATATTTCGCAGAATCGCGAAAGGATGGGCTTCAGCAGCTTGTTCTTATCTTCCACGACAATGAAAAACCGCGTGGAGTGACAAAACAGTTCAATGCAGCGCCGCAGCGCCGACTGCGCGTCAATGGTGAGCTTGTCCGCGTTTAAAAGCACAATGGACTTGAACATTTCGCCGTTCACGGTGTCCAGGTTGGTCTTGGCAAAGTACTTCAAGTCCTCGCGGATGAAGCGGATTCCGCGTCCGTAGGCGCAGTTTACCGTCATCACGTGCGTTTTGATAATCGGTTTGGCATTGCCGTACACTGCTCGAATGAAATTCGAGAGAATTGTGTTTTTACCGCAGCCGTTGGAACCGTGGAAGATGATGTTGGGTATTTTTTTGTTTTCAATGAAGTGCTGGAGCTTTGTTGCCACTTCGGGGTGGATTTTATCATCGAATGCGCAGCCAAATTCCATATGGTTCTAGCTAGCTAGTGTAGTGCGTGTATAGATAGTTAGCGTGTATACGAACGAATATACTGTTTACGATGATGTAGTGTTTATGTTTATGTTTATGTCATTATTTCACTATTTTTGTAAGGACTGGTTGTTACTGAGTATACGTTATTGGGTCGGAATGAAGTCCCAGTTCAATTCCTTGCATATTTTTTTCCATATCTCGTCCTGCTCGATGCGCTTGTCGCGGTCCTTCAGCATGGGAAAGTAGGGCAGGTACTGCGTCTGCCCGAGCAACTCGCACAGCTTGTAAATGGTGTAATAATAATTTAAAAAATTCACGCGCTCGTCCGGGCAAAACCGCGCGTACGGCCCCTGCGTCTCCATAAACAGGTTGCACAGCGTTTCTTCGAGTTCCGGGCTCATCACCGGCGGCTTGATGCCCAGCTTCTCCTTTATGAACGGGATGTGCTCGTAGTACTTGTTGTACCCCAGCTTTTTCAGCACCTCTTTGGCTTTCGTGTCGGTAAACTGGTCCAGGTTAATGCGCTCCTTGCGCAGCTGGTTCTCGATTGCGGTAATAATGGCGTGGTCGATTTGGGTGGTTTCTTTGGCTTGCACTTGTGCCAGAATCTCGCGGAAGTGGTTGATGCGGCGATACGCGTAAAACGACGCCTCTTTGGGCGGCTCCTTGTAGGACGGTTTGTCGGTTTCGACGTAGTACACCGTGAAGTTGGAACACTTGTTGCACACCAGGATGCCCTCGCTTTCAATTGCCACCATCTCGCCGTTGCTGCACCACGCGCACACGTCGGCGCGGTATGCGTACTTTTCATAATCGAAAAACGCCTTTCCGGTGTTGTGCAAGTAGTGTTGCAAGTTTGTGAGTTTGGGAACGTACACATTTTGTTCTTCGAACCCGCGGTCCGGTTCTGGCGCCGTCGTCGTGGTCGCACTCGAAAGAGCGGCGGAGCCGGAGTTGGACCCGGGTTCCTTGGCCGGGTCACTTGATTCAGCGGGGGTTGCGTCGGATTCGGTTGGCGGTTTTATGATTCTAGACGAGTTTACTCTAAAAAAAGACTGAATCCTTTCATTTTTTGTAAACGCAATTTTATTTTGACCATCGTTTGCTTTTCCGGCTGATGGGGCAGACCCTCGCGGTTTCGACCCTACAGAATTTAGAGAATTTACAGAATTTACAGCAATTGCGTCATTTGCCGAATTGGTCGGGTACGCTGTATCCGAAATGTCCTTTTTGTCTTCAAAGTAAGAAAATATGTACTTGTTGTTGGTAAGGTAGTAGTTTTTGATGTAGTTTTTATACTGCTGCAGAGAGTCCTTGATTTCGAGGTTTCGGTCGCGGATTCGGTACACTTCGTCCAGCAATGACTCGGTGCGTGACGCCTTGGAACGAGCGATGCTGCTGTGCTCTTTTAAGAATGCGCGGTTATCGGCCAGCTCTTTTTCCAGTTTGGGAACGAGGTCGGTCTGTATGTAGTGAAACTCTGCCTGTTTTTCTCGGTGCATGTTGTCAAGCGTTACCGAATTTTTAACGTCTGTCAGCAATTTTTTGGATGACTTCTGTTTGAATGCCGGCATTTCAGTAAAAAATAAATTAAAATAAATAAGTACGTAATTCTACGTGAAAATACTTAAATCTTTTTCAAGGCTATTTATTTCATTTACATAAAACCCAAAAAAAAACGCAAAATAAATGAGTTTATTCGCGTAAATTCATTTCTCTCGTTTTTTCAAACTCGAGGTATAAGAAACCGTATATAGATACCCATATAACCATGGCGTTGATAAAAATAATGGAGCTCGTATACGTTATTTTAGAAGCCGGGCACGTTATAAAGGAACTTGTCGTAATGAACGACGCCATTGAAATTGTTGTCGCAAGCTCGGACGGGGTCGACACGTGGTCGGTATCCGCCCCCGCAAAGCACGTGGCGAACAACCGCATTTATGTCAAGCTGGACGCGCTGCATATTGTTTCGGAGACCGACTCCGCTATCCACCGGAAGAGCTTTTATAGGCCGCCGTTTTCGCAATTGTCGTTGGCATCATCGCCGGAAACCGAAACCGAACCTGAACCCGAAACCGATGCCAAGAACATTGCAATCATGAAATTTGTTTTGGGCGCGATGAGTTCGGGTTGGAAGGTCCGGAAGTCGCTGGGGCGGCGGCACTACACGTTTAACAAAACGCACCACTGCAATAAAAAATATCTAAGCGGTTCATTTTTATCGAACTTTTTAAAAAAAAATGCTTTACGTTAAATCATCGACATAAAAATATATTAAACATAAAAAATAGGAACGTTTATTCAACAAACCAAAATGGAATTTTATTATCGAAAAGCATCCCCCGCATTTTTAAAAAGTTTAGAGGCCACGGCGTCCTTTCACGGCCTCGAAAACATTCAAAATTATTTACCCATCTACACCAATTTTTTGAACATCAACGAAAAAAACTACAACACCGTCGGATTAAACAGTCGGTACGAGCCCTTGGTGGCGCTGGCCCCGCAACCGCCGTCACCGGATTCAATCAATGATGACGACACCGGCAACGACGAGTATGACCCGGACCCGCACTACTTTGAGGTGGAAATGGCAGACACGGCCAACCCGTCCAATGATAAAAAAGAAATCAAAAACGTGTTTGTCAAGTACTCCCCCCTGCTGGACCCGATTCGGTTCTTGTCCGGCAAATACAGCAGGACCGACCACGCCGTATTAATGGGGCTTCCCAAGTACGCGATTGCCGATGCGGATGGCTCATTGGGCGCCGATGGTGTGGGCGCGGGCGGCTACTGCCATTCCAAGGTGCTGGATGTGAACAACTCGGCGTACGTGGATGGCTTTTTCACGTACCTCAGCAGCAAGGTCATGCACGCGCACAAGTTTGTTCACGGGTTGGAATACTACGGCGCGTTCATCGGTCACAAGCGGCGGTTCGAGGTCGACATTACCGACGACGTCGACTTTTTCAGCGAGTGTTCGTTTTTCAATTCGAATATCGGGAAGATGTTCCACATGGACGAGTACAGCTACAGCCAAATGGCGCTTCAAACGGGTATGGGCGGCGGCAAGTCGTCTGAACGCGCGTACAAGCCCAAACTGGTGATAAATGACGCGGTCCCAAGTCCTGTAGATGAGCCCACTGGTGCTGACGACTCTCACCCAATTGAGTTGACGTTTGACACGCTCGATGAAGCCGGGCTTAAAACCCTGTTTTCCGCGCATGACCCTCTTCTGGACAACACCGAGTCCGGCTCCGGTTCCAAAGAAATTGAAAACGTGTACGTTAATACGAGCCCACGTCCCCCCGTTGCGAATGCCGATAACCGCTCCTCTAACTCGTCTTACTCGCAGTCTCGCTCTCATTCGGGTTCGGGTTCGGGTTCGGCGTCTTCACACGATTCCAGAACGTCGGACACAAGTTCACGCGGCAGTTGTCATAGCGACGGAGAGACTATTGAGACTATTGATACCATTCAGACCACTGATGCGATTGATGCGATTGATACGATGGATGTTATTGGTGACGATATTACTTCCGCGATTACAGCCGCCGATTTTGTAATTGAAAATAACGATAGCGATGAGGGAGACCAAGGCGACCAAGGCGACGAAGATGATGACGAGGATGACGAGGATGACGAGGATGATGACGGCGTGTATGTCGAAATCGACAAGTTCCCGGTAAATGCAATTATGATGGAGGAATGCGAAGACACGCTGGATGCGTTGATGGAAAACGACGAAGTCGAGTCGGTTGACCAGTGGTCGTCCATCTTCATGCAGATTATCATGACACTCATTGCGTACCAGAAAATGTTTTGGTTTACGCACAACGACTTGCACACCAACAACGTGATGTTCGTCGAAACCCAAAAGGAGTACCTGTACTACACATATAACGGGAAGCACTACCGCGTGCCAACCTTCGGAAAGATATTTAAAATCATTGATTTCGGCCGGTCCGTTTACCGGTTTAAAAACTTGACCATGTGCAGCGACAGCTTTCACCCGTCCGGCGACGCCGCAACCCAGTATAATTTCCCCCCATACATGAATTCCAAAAAGGCACTGCTTGAACCCAATTTCAGTTTCGACTTGTGTCGTCTCGCGTGCTCCATGTACGACTACTTTATTTCC